TGCGTTCTCTAGAGCCGAGGCTAACTTGATCTGGCTTTGTTCATCAGCGATTGCAGCCTTAACGCCATCAACACCGATCTTAATTGCATAGGCACCGGCAGCAGCAGCAGCCGCTAAAAATGCAGCGCCTGCAACCTTGCCAAACTTTTCTAACTTACCAGCAGAATCTTCAACGTCACCGTTGGCTGCTTTTAATTTCTTATTAAGATCATCGACGTCAGCAAGGATCGAGAGTTTAAGGGTTCTATTACCTGCCATTAATCCCACTCCTTCAAAATCCTGCTAAATGCTGTTTCCCACTTTTCAACCAGTTGAGGCTGAATCTGACGCAAAGTTGGATAGATGAAATATCCAGAGTTGCCTCTGCCCTTGTTAGGCGTACGCTTTGGGAACTGCTTAAAACGATTAGATCCGAACTCCATACCATAAAGCAGGTCTAAAGTTGAACCGCCACCGCTAAACTTCTGTCGGGCGAATCCATAACTGAACTCACCAATCTTAGAAGTCTTGCTTACCTTAACTCCGTCAGCAATACGGCGAGCAGCAGTCCCTGAAACCAAGCGAGTCGCTGCTGCGATCTTAATTTGTTCAGAAGCATATTCAGCAAGAGCAGAACTTTCCTTTTTAGCAGCTTCGACGGCTTCATCTGACATACCTTTGAAAGCCCTAGTAATACCGCGTAGATCTGATTTGTCATAAGCGATCTTGACTTCATCTGCCATCCGATCGCTCCTTTAAAATATCTATCGCCGTTAATATGTCGTCTGCATCCTCCCAGTATTGCATCGGTATCCCCGTCTCTATTGCTAGATTGACGAGGATCCGCCTTATGCTTCCTGGTTGGTGGCTTTTGGGGTATCGTCTCCGACTGTTACATCAGCAACGGTCTCTGACCAAATATCGTAAGACTTAACAGGCTTTCCAGCATTCTCACGCTTATAAGCGTTGTAAGCCAGAAACATAAGATCCCAGATGCCAATCTTGTCATTAGCTTGAGAAATTGTGTTACCAGTTGCCTTCTCCCACTTTGCCCACTCCGGTGGCTGAGCAACATAGGTTGCAGAGTCCCCAGCGTTATATGTAATTGTTATTGGTAGTTTCATCTAGTGCTCCCGTTTGTTAGATTTTAACTGAATGTGTCTGCTGGTGTTCCAACTACTGTTAGCGCCCAAGTGTCAGTCTGTGCTCCTGGAGCACCGCCACCGACTGTTGGAAATACTGGCAAAACGTTGCAAGTAAATACTGCGCCTGTAACTGCTGTTAAAGATACTGCAAGAGTTGTGTTTGGATTCGCATCAGCTGCGCCCCACATTGCTTCGAATAGTGATGATGTTGCACCCCAGTCAGCAAGTAACTCGATGTTAAGAGTCCATTGATCGTCTGTGTGCTTGTAAGCCTTGCCATCAAGTGTCTGATAGACATCGATAGTTGGGCTGTTTACGAGTGTAACGCTAGTTGTCTGAGCATCGTAATTAACTGTTGCGATTGTCAGAACCAGGTCGCGACCCGTGATAACTGTTGTTGCCATTGGGTTTCTCCTTATGCCGTCTGCGTGTACCAGGTGGACACGCGTATGTCCGCGACTAGCAAGTTACTAGCGCCTACTGTTGTAACTGTTGGTCGATCTACTACCTGGACATCATATCCAGCCGGTATAACCGCCACAACGCTTGTTATGAGTTGTTCTATGTTATCAAGACTTGCAGGGTTGCTGTTATAAGCAACGCAGCAGGTAATTGTGTAATTCAACTTGCATCGAAAGGTGCTCTTGCCGATTGTCTCAAACTCCATGTAAGGAGAATCCGGTACGACAACAACAGCAGGTGCTGGGATCTGCTCAGGTACGTAACTAAATACGTTTGCTGAAACTCCAGATAATGCTGTGGCAAGAGGAGTACGAACTGCTGAAAGAATAGTGCTCGGCATTACTGAGCCATTGTTTCAACATCGATATATGGACCAAGTAAACCTACAACGCGATTAAATAAGCTGCGTCCCATGCGATATGGTGATGGAGCAAAGTCCACGCCTTCAATCTGTCCGCCTGGAGCAGTACGAGATTGGAATACTTCAACTGAAACTACGATGATTGCGGATTCGACCGCTGCAACTCCAACATAAGTCGAAGCGCCTGTAAGTGTTGCGGATCCGCTAGGGATGACATTGCGTTCGAGGACATCGGCATTAGTGATGTCTGCTGTAAATGTGTACGCATCGACATCAGCATTGACTGTTCGAGTACCGTTAAATGGAGTCCCGCATCCTGCGATGACAACTGATTGTCCTTCGGTGAACTCATGGATTCCTACTGTCTCAAAGGTTGCGACATTATCAGTCAGCGAAACCTTGGCAACTGGTGATGCAAAAGTTGTAAGTAAAGGCAAGATAACTGCCTCAGATGTATCAATGATGTCGTTCAAGTAAGCATCAGAATAAAGAGCAGACGAAACGCCAAGTACAGTCCTCAACTCTGACGCTGTGATAATACTTGGCATTTCATCCTCTCTAAACTGCTGGGGGAGCGATCGGGAGCAACCGCCCCCCCATGATTAAGGTGTTACTTACGCGTTCTGGTTTAGTGTGAACGCACCGCCAGCAGTCAAAGTAACTGCTGAGCCATAACCGTAGTAACCAACTTCAACCTGACCTGTACCAACGATGTTAGTACGGAGTTGTAGTGGACCGGCACCTTCGTACCATGTAAATGCTTCACGGTTTACCATGATGATTGAATCGTCGCCTGTACCTGAGATGTATGGATCTACGAATACAGGAAGTCCCATTACTGAACCAACAGCATTGCCTGGCTCTACTACGCCAACGCCATTCTGTGAGTTACCAGCAACATTGAATAGAGGACGCTTGTTACCATCTGTCAAAGCGATCAAAGCAGCCCACTGATCTGGAGTTACGATGATTCCAGTTGGGAAGCGCTTTGTTGCATTGTAGATTGAAGCTGCACCGCGTGAGATGTAGCCAGCGAACTCATCGCCATCGAATGGAAGTGTAATAACTGTTGAGTCAAGTGTTCCAGCCTGTAGAGCTGTAACCATTGCAGTATCTGTTGCCTTTGCGTATGCGTTAGCCATTAGGCGAACCAACTCGTCAAAGAATGCAGGAGACGTGCGATCTAAAACCTCAACGTCGAATTTTTGCATGCCAGCGTACTTGGCGACAGAGCAAGAAACATACTCAATCTCTGTCTGAGTATCTGAGAATGCACCCTTTTCAGCTGCAGCAGCAACTGTTGGAGCAGTCTTTACGCGAGGGATTTCAAAAGTCATTCCAGCAGCTGGAAGTACTGCATTACGAACTGCTGAAATTGCAGGACGAATGTTTGTTGTCTTTGGATCCCAAATTGTTGTTAGTTGAGGAGTTGGTACAAGACCAGCAACCTCAGTTGTTGTTGTATCTGATGCAGCAGCAACATACAACTTAGATGTCTCGTCGCCCATTGCTGCGCGAACTGAGTGCTCTAGGTATGAACCTGCTGAGACGATAGGGGTACGGACGCGCTGTGAGTTAAGCGGGTGTGATGTCGCCTTAACTTCAGCCTTAGCAGCTTCAACCGTCTCGGTTGATACTGCCTCTGAAACGGTTTCTGACACTAGGTCATCTCCTTCGGTCTTAGGATCCTCGATCTGAGGCTCCGGGTTTGATTCGGATGCAGCTTGTCCAGGTGTTTCGGCTGCTGCTACCTTTTCCACTTCGGCTCCTGGGATTGCTCCATCAGTTACGAGTGAAACTTCAATTAAGTTAGATGATGAGATAGCCATAACGCCATCCTTGTTTTCCCATGCATCTACTTCAACACCAACGCTGAAATCGCTACGCAATCCAGTCGCTGCTTCCTCTAATGCATCATTACCTGCGTTTGTCTTGGCAATACGAAACGAAGCTGTGATGCCTGTGTCGTCTTGAGACCATTCGACCAACTTGCCTAGAGGTTTGGTTTTGTTATGTTCTAAAACTAGTTTTGTGTTCTTGCCAAAGTTAATTGAGTTAGGCAAAAACTTTGTGCGACCCGCTGAGGTATTACCTTCTGCGTCCCATTGCACAATACGACCTGCGATGATGCGTGATTCAGCATCTGATGCAGTAATAGATACCGGCATTGTTATTTTCATGTGTCGATTAGATCCTCTTCTTCGCGAATCTCTTGAACGCTCATCGCGCCAATGCGATTCAGGATTTCATAAACCTGAGCGCGCTCCAATGGATTACCGCGCAGGTATTCGTCTAGCGAGTAACGGATTTCATTGCCTTGACCGACAAAATCCGGCATTGACAAACGTTGTTCGATTGCCAAAAGTAAATTACGTCCACCAAAATCGATAAGTGAACGACGCTCTGCAGTTGCGTTTGAGTATGTCATCGAAGTTGTTTCAGCCGATGCAAAGTAAGCAGGTAATCCAATAGCGCGACATAACTCTAAAGCAACGTACTGACGTGCCTCATTTAGTTGCAGTTTGTTTGGATCAATTCCCATAGCCTGCAATTCAACGTCGGCATTAAGGAATGCTGTACTCCGAGTTGTGCGGGCTACGCGCCAGGCTTCAAGCAGTTTGCCGATACGCTCGCTAGTAAGATTCGTGCCGTTTGATTTTAATACCATCATTGGTACTGGCTCTTTTGCAAAAGCCTCTGACGCATTTTCTAATGCAATAGCTGCGCGGATAGTGCGACCTGCTCGAGATAAAAATCCTTCATCAAGTCCGTTAAATACAACTAAAGATCCAACGCCCATTGAAGGAACATCTAATCCATCAACTGTGTAACCGATAATTTCTGTTTGCTCTGCGTTTGTCTTATATGTAACGCGCTCTACTGCAACGCGTGTCCATTCTTGGATTCGTCCATCTGCATACATAGACATAACTTGTCCATACGCCACGCCGTGGAATAACAAGTCCTCAGCAATGTATGCGTAAATAGCAGAACCGGGAACGCGTGAATCAGGTTGATTAATTACGCGATTGGGTTCGACGTGTCCGCCGGTACTTTTGATGTATTGCTCTAGTGGCAATGTGGCAAGGCTGCAAAGGATATTGCGCGCTCTTGCAATCGTTGGAATTGCCATCGCCTGTTGGCGTGTAGCACTTGACAACGGATAAAAGTAATTGTTTTGGTTTAGATTAAAAGGTGCCGGAGTCGCAGCTGCATCTACCGTAAGTCCTACCGGTTCAGGAGCCTTTGCGAATAAGTCTCTAAGTGCCATTAGCATAAAATTATAGCATAATCAACCTAACACGATATCCACTTCTGTGTCTGGTCGTGTCGCAAAGTGACTGACCATCGCCATTCCAACTGTGGCGCAAATTGTGGCTGCGCTGGCTTTTCTGCCAAGGTACCAACCGCCATCCTTAAATGGCAGCTTGACCGCAGATAAGACTTGCTTGTTTAACTCGGCTTGGTTCCCATGAACTAAACGCTGGGAGGTAATAGCCGACAACATTTCGTCACAGGCTTGCCCATAGAGCGCGCCATCGATTGGACTGGTCGGGATTCCTGCCGGTGCTAACCGAGAAGCAACCGCGCCAGCGGTTTGACGAGAATAGGCAACAGTTTCGACTGAGTACTTACGCGCCCATACTGCGATGCTGTTAGCCAGGTCTTTATCGTCAATATTAACTGGATTCGTGTAAGTCTCCAGTAATACAACACAGAACTTGTCCCCATCAAGTTTCTGCGCTGCCACTAACGCGGCTGCTTTTCGATCTGGTGATAGATCGACTGCCATCCAAGTTGGTTGCTCCCGATCTAGAGCGAGCGTACCCTCAGACGCGCACTCTGTCCAACTTGACGGATTGATGGCTGGGTTGATCTGACTCACCCATTGGCAAAGCAACTCTGTACGGATAATCGATTCATCATCCGACATAGCGCTTTTAAGATTATCTGCATGGATCGTATATCCAAGACTTGGGTTCGATTGTTGCCAGGCAACTGGATCATCTAAAGCGCACCCAGGTTCAGCCGACCATTCGAACCAACCGATTGGATCATCAGCACCAGCAGCAGCTGCTAAGCCTCGCTCTCTCATACGATTAAGAATCACCGAGTGCTGGTCTCCCGCATTCGAATACATAATCGCCATGGGATTTTTCGAAGCCATCTGCGTAAAGCGCAAAGATGCCCAAACTTCGTCATCCTTGTACTCGCGAACTTCATCCAAGTGGATCGTGTCAGGAGCAGCAATACCGCGAGCTGCTGAGTTATTGGCTCTTACCAAGTAACGGGTGCCGTCATTGAGTTTGATCTCTTGGCTACCCTTGGTTTCGTACTTTTTAACAAAACGAGTCACAAGTTGTTCATTGGCTTGAATGATCTCATCGATTTTCCAAAAGATTTCAGATGAGGTTGTTAGTTTGTGAGCCGTATGGATCTGTAAACGCTCACCCCAGAGAAACATTCCAGCCAGAATCCTCAACTGCATAAACGTACTTTTGCCGTTTTGTCTCGCAATAATGACCCCTATTTCGGAGTGATACCAGCGCCCATCGGGCTTGACTCGGTGCATTTCGATGGCGAGTAAACGCTGCCAAGGGAGCAGTTTGAAGTACTCACCGGTAACAGGATCCTTCAATTTCTCCACAAAGTCGATCATTTCCTGCCCGCGAGAGGGTAGATCGACGGGTTTTGACCTAATACGAGGTTCTGTCGCCCCTAGGTAAGCCGTAGGAGCCTGTTCTAAGCCGTTTTGAGGGTTTTGAGTCATATCTAGTCGGAGTCTTCCTGATAGTGGCTTATTGAGCCGTTTCTGGGGGCAAAAGATCCAA